ACGCTCTGCATATTGACCTACAAACATTGGGGGTAATCTCCACATGTCTGCTTTAGCGTCTAGTCCATATTCTTTAGCAGCTTCTAATAAAATTTTTTCATCCTTACCTATGCCAACATAATGTTTAGATAGAGCATTTAATTGATAGCTCATTCTGTTTTCATCTATCAAAGACGCTGCTATCATAGTGTCCATTATGGGTCCTTTTATGGTCAGTCCTGCTGACCTTAACCAGCAAATATCGTACATGGCATTGTGAAAAATAAAGGTTGTATCTTCTTGTTTAAATAAGTCTTTTAACCAATTTAAAACAAGATTTTTGTCCATATTACCACCTTGCTCGTGATGTATCGGATAATAGCCTGACCACCCCTCTACGGCCACCGCAACGCCTGCAATGTGCCCTTTTCCAGTCACATTACCAGAGCCTAACTCTTTTAAGTGTGGGTCATTAGTTTCTAAATCTATTGCTATTTCTTTGGCTCCGCGCAGATCTTTTAATTCATCCGGCATAACCCATTCTGTTTCAGGGGTAAATAGAGGTATTTGTGTGCTTCTCACTTGTAATCTCTCTCCTTCACCATCTCAAGATAGTGTATTGCTTTTTCTATATCTTGTATGCCTCCTTTGTGAGGATGCCTACATATATACTTTATAGCGTTCCCCTCCGCAAATTGCAACCTATTCTTGTTTATAAATTCTGCTGGCTGAATGACAAAATTTTGGTAGTGTCGTCCACCAATTTGTTTCTTAAGACTTTTCATAATGATTTATTACCTTTCTTAATTTTTCTTTTTTAGTTATTGAAAATGGCTCAAGAGCTTTTGCTACTTTATATGCATCTCTATGGCTGCATTGCCATCTATGTTGCCCATAATTTTGATGAGGATACGGAGGTCTAAAATCTCTACTTCCACATCCTAAAGTTTCTGCTACGAAATCTATTGTTTCTTTATCTATCATATTTATTTCAATTCTAATGTTCCAAAAAAGATAAGGCCTAGGCTTCCCTTTTCTATGTTCTCTTCTTTGTTTGTAAGTAACACAACCTTCACCATCAATAAGTCCTGCTAAATAAATAATTTTATCTCTCATAATATATAAGCTCGATCAAAGTTCTTTGGATCTAACACATGCAATTCACGTTTCGCTCTTGTCGCTCCAGTATAGAATAATCTATGTAATTCATCTGGGTCATGACTAAAAGTTTCTAACGCTGCGTTGGTTAAATCTTGCATAAGTAAAACTTGATCAGCTTCGCCTCCTTTCGCTCCATGTATTGTTGACATAATGATACGCGGATTTTTGTTTATCTGTTCTCCATTCGCCCGCATGTTACGAATGTAGTTCTCTGTGATGGTATCTAAACCATCAAAAGATTCATACCAAACTTTATCTGTAAGTAATCCATACTTCTCCATACATTCTTTTAATGTGTATTTATCTTCAGAATGTAAAAGCTTACCTGTTTTAAAACCAGGTAAAACATTTGTGCCTAAATATTCATATATATTTTTTATTTCTACATGACCTAACAAATCTCCTTTACGCCAATGTTCCCAATTATTTAAAGCCATTAAAAGTTTTAATGGCACAGAATTTGCTCCTCTATGTTGATAGTACCAACCCTGTAACTCACATAAATCTTTTACATCATCAAGAAAGTGGTTAGCTGAAGATAAAACCAACCAGTTTCCCTTTGACATGTCCACCTGTGTAACATCAGAGTATCTACGTAAGATGCCTTGTTCCGTTCGTGGTTTATAATCTTTATCAAATCTATTTTGTATTTTACTAATTATTTTTTGTGATAGTTCATGTATTGGTCCACCTGGTATTCGATATGATTGATCTAATACTTTGATATCATTAACTTCTTCTTTTAATGCTATAAAGTGATCTACATCTGCACCTGCCCATTTAAATATGGCTTGATCATCATCACCAGCTATGTAAGTTTTTTTAGCATTGGCCCACATAGATCTAACCATGTCCCATTGTATAAGAGATAAGTCTTGTGCTTCATCAATAAATAATGCCTCAAAATTTTGTTTAGTTTCTTGTGTAATAAAATCTTCTAATAAATCTGTAAAATCTTTTAATCCTTTTTCTTTCTTGTATCTTTTTAATTCCTCCGACAACAAGTATAATGTATCTCTTTCTATATCTAATATGTTTTGTCTAGAATCATAATACTCTAATAAGTCCATACGTTTTACTCGGGCTGTATTCATGATAGTTAGATACTCATTATCAGAATTAAATGTACCGTCCTCTTCTGAATGTTTACCTGTTTTGATTGGTATACCTACCATCTTACCAAACTCTTTGTAATCATCAGCAGTCATCATCTTTTCTTTTGTCATAGCTAAACGACTAAAAGCATAAGAGTGTAAAGTTCTAAAATTTTCTAAATCTTTTTCTGCATCAAGACCAAACTTTTCAGCTGCTCTTGTTGCTGCTTCTCTTGCTGCTTTTCTAGTAAAAGAAAAGTATCCTATCTGTTTTGGCCTAATCCCTTGTTGTATGAATTGATCTACTAAATTCAATAACGTTGTCGTTTTGCCTGTCCCTGGGGGACCAAGTATTATAGTTTTCATATTTTGCTAACCTCTTCCTTAATATATCTATTTTCATTCTTAAGATTTCATTCTTACCTTTTTCCAATCTATATTTTAGATTCCAATTTATACCTAATATGTTTTTCATCAGAACGCCTCCTTGTGATATTCAACTTTTGATATACTTGTTTCTACTTTTTTCATGGTTTTTATTTTGATGAGTCTTGGGTATTGTTTTTTAATTGGTATCCTGACCTCATCTACAAAAACATTTTCTAATCTTTTTATAAGATTACCTGTTTTAGTTTTATCTTGATCCCAATTATTCTTTTTGCAAAATGCAAAAAAATCATCCATTCTAAAATATGTAAAGCCTTCTTCTGTAAAAGGTAGCTTGTTAAATATGTCATCCATTGTTCTTGCTGATTGTCTATTGGTTGTCCAGTCTTGTAGTAACCCTGTAATTTGATTCATTGGATCTAAAGATTCTAATGGTTCTACTTCTTGTAAATTTTGCATCATTGGTTTTAAAAAATATTGTTTCCAATCTTTTGGTTTTGGAACAGGCACAACTAAATTAGCTTGATCAAGACATGCTAGTGCAAATAAAGGTGGGCTGTATAACTGCTCTGATTTTAATTCGATCCGCGTTCCACTGACATCTAAAAACCATTGAGGTGGAGTGGATTTGTATTTAGTGAGATTACCTAGCACAGGCATTTCTTCTTCACCATATCCCACACCAAAACGTTTTGTTCTACACAAACCCGATTGACAGACCGCGTTAATTGGTGCGTCTTTACACCTATACCTATCATATCCTTTTCTATTTACGGATTTAATTAGTTGTTGAACCTCATTATTGCTCAACGCAGGTTCCATATATTTAATATTAGCTTTTACTATTTCATCTTCCCATGTATCAGGTTTTGCTTGTTTATAATAAACTGCAATATTAAACAGTGCATTATTTCTAGAACCTTCACCAAACCCTGTTATTGCTAACTTGTTTAGACATGGTGGTCCTAATGTAAATGCTTCATTCGTTTCTGCCTCTGTAATCTTAATCTCTCTAATTCCTCTTTCGGTAAGAGCTTTTTCAGCATAAAGTAGATAAAATTTATCAAGTGTAATAGCATTCCCAGCATCATCATACGCATATCGTAATCCTTTCATTTCATTGTAGTAGGGTAAATTTAAAAAATTACCTGTGTCCCCACGTTCCACAAGTATTTCTGTTTGTTTAGGAAATATTTCACTACCTTCGTATCCTAAAACTTTTGCAATCTTTTTAAGTGTGCTCTGCATAAGTGCTGCAGAGATAAATTCTTTTGTAAATAAAAATACATGGGCGCCACCAGATTTACTTCTACAAACAATGAGTGGTAATTTTAAACTGCGAATCCTAGATATAAGATCACTATGAGAGAGATTATACTCATCAATATCAATGCACCCCCACTTACAAGTATTGGACTCGGTAATTGGGATAATTCCAAGTGCAGCCCCTTTACCTTCGACATGATTTTGCCATAAATCGTCTGTGATTTTTTTTCTAACGATAAATGCTTTTCCTTGTTGTTTACCGTTCTCTCCTCTTTCACCTTTTTGGTATTGTCCATACGCAATTTTTAAACCTTCAAATATACTTTTAAACTTCATTTTATTTTACCTGTGAATGTAAAAGGGGCCTTGCGGCCCCTTCTAAAACTAAAACGGAGTTTTAGTATCTGACGTCTCTTCCACATCAGCCTTTGTTTGCACGTTACCTTTTGAGACATTTCCTGAAAAGTCCTTTGCACTTAAATACAAAGTCTTATCTTTTTGTCCCATGATTCTGTCCATAGTTACAACCCAACCATACCAAGAACCTTTATCGTTCTTTTGTAGATTTGATTGAAGATTGTAGACTACCCCATGCATAGGTGGTACAGCAAATCCGCCCTTACCATCGTCAATCTGAACAGACTTCATCATTGAATTCCATTTCTTACTGACGCTCAACTGTGTTGATTTCATAGTAATTAAAGCAGGACTGTATCCGCCTTGTTTTTTTTCTACCATTACATAGTAATAAGCAGTCTCTTCTAAATAGTTACCGTTTGGTAATCTAATTTTAGAGCCATCTCTTTTACCTGTTTGGATAACCGGACTGCCTGGTGAGTGTGTAGCCACAGGAGCACCTGGTCCATCACCTCTGTCAGACCATTCCGGATAGTCTTTTTTGTAGTAACAAGGTATAACCTTGATACCTTTCTTACCATCGAACAAGTCGTTGGTAACAGTATTGTAGATCATACCTGGTTTGGCACCTTCTACAAACTTTGCATCACCTTCAGTTACCTGTGGTGATAGCTGTCCCAAGATTCTGATAAACGGTAACGCCATATCTTCTTGCGTCATGTTTTCAAAACCTTTTTGCAGATCGTTACCAAACAACGCAACTGATCCGTTTTCTTTAGCTTTTATTTCATTAGCCATTATTCATCCTCCATTATTTTTTCCGACTTATTTTTGTTTTGTCTTTTATCCAAAGATGAAAGACGTCAGAAGGCATGTCAAGGCCGGCCTTGACACGCTCCTCATACAGGGCTGTCAATGTATTCCACGCCACATCAGATTTCTGTTGTGGAGTAAAACCATTAGCAACCGCAAGGTCCACCAATTGGTTCGCCTTGTTATCTTCTCCCTTTCCAAAACTAACGGTCACATTGTTTTTAATAATATCACCTAGGTTTTGGTCACGAAGCCATTGATAGGCAGCTTCTCTAGTCAAATCATCTTTTGGTAGAGTAGCCCTAAATTCTTTTTTTACAGAAACCTTACTACCATCTGCAAGTTTTATTTCTGATAATCCCTGTTCTTGTAGAAGTTCAGGTATAACTCTAGAACTAATATCATCGCGTTCTTCTTTTTTAGCTTTGAGTTTATCTTCTAGTTCTGCTACCTCATCTTCTTTCTTTTTTAATAACACACATTGTTGTGCAATGTCTGTTATTTCTACATTGTCTAACATATCAGAAGTGTCTTTTAACATTTCACTTCTTACGTCAAATGTACCACTGCCTGTATATGTTTTTATTTTTGTACTCATTGTTATCCTTTCTGATAGAGATCGAAATTTATTGGATAATATTTAGCCTCTCTTCGATCCCATTTGAGAAGGTTAAACTTTCCGTTTGTTTTATCACAAACGATTGCACAAGAGATACCAATAATAGCTGGATCACCTGTGAGCAATACATAATCTTGTTCTCTAAAATCTCTTAAATTTTTTTGCATCTTAAAAACAAATGGACTTGATGAAAATATTATCTGTGAATCTGGGCCATAATTAGGCAAACAGATAACAAGATAACCAAAGTCAGATGCACCTAATATATTTATATTAGCTGGTGGATGCTGTAATACATAAACAAATTTTTCTTCAGGATTGTTTTTATGAAAGTCTAAAAACTCTCTTAAAGAATTTGGTTTGTATAATTCAAAAATTTTATTCTTCATTCTATTATTCTCTTGACATAGATATATATCTTCCTATATAGATGTCAAGTAGAAAGAATATGAATTACAAATTTAAAACGACCCCATATAAGCATCAGCTTACGGCATTAAAAAAGTCATGGGATAAAAAAGAATATGGCTATTTTATGGAGATGGGAACGGGTAAATCAAAAGTATTAATTGATAATATGTCTATGCTTTATGATAAAGGTAAAATAAATGGGGCATTGATTATAGCACCAAAAGGTGTTTACACCAACTGGTTGTCTCAAGAAATACCAAATCATTTAGTTGACCACATAAAACCCAAAATGGTACTATGGACTGCGACAACATCCAAAGCAAAGGATAAAGAGTATCAACAATTATTTGAATCAGACCTAGACCTTCACATCCTTATTATGAATGTTGAAGCATTCAGCACAAAAAAAGGTGTAGAGTTTGCATATAAATTTTTAAGGACTCATAAAACTATGATGGCCGTAGATGAGTCTACCACTATTAAAAATCCATCAGCCAAAAGAACTAAAAATATATTATTGTTAGGTAAACACGCACAATATAGACGTATTCTTACAGGGTCTCCTGTAACTAAATCACCTTTAGATTTATATAGTCAATGTGCTTTTTTAGATGAAGATCTGTTAGGTCATGTATCTTATTATACATTTAGAAATAGATATGCTGTCATGATAGATAGAAATTTTGGTGGTAGAAGAGTGCAGATAGTAGGATCTTATCAAAGGCTAGATGAACTAGAGGAGATACTAAAAGAGTTTTCTTATCGTGTACAAAAAAAAGATTGTTTAGATTTACCTAAAAAAATATTTATGAGTAGAACTATTGAGTTAACTAAAGAACAAAATGAAGCTTATGCAACTATGAAGTCCGCGGCTCTCGCTCAACTAAAAGGTAAAATGGCTACAGCTCCTCATGTATTAACACAACTTATGCGTTTACATCAGATTACATGTGGTCATTTAAAGTCTGATGATGGTGTAATTACTAATTTTAAACACTCAAGAATAGAAGAACTCATTGATGTTATAGATGAGATGGAAGGTAAAGTCATTATCTGGGCTAACTACGTGCACGATATAAAAGAAATTACAAAAGCTTTAGAAAAAGAATATGATGAAGGATGTGTGGTTCAATATTATGGAGAAGTATCTTCACAAGATAGACAAAAAGCCATTAAATATTTTCAAGACCCCAACTCTAAAGTTAAATATTTTGTAGGTAATACACAAACTGCAGGATATGGGTTAACTCTTACTGCTGCCAGTAATGTAATTTATTATTCTAATAGTTATGATTTAGAAAAAAGATTACAATCTGAAGACAGAGCACATAGAATAGGTCAACATAAACCTGTAACTTATGTAGATCTTATAGCTAAAAAAACTGTTGATGAAAAAATTATTAAAGCTTTAAGAAAAAAAATTAATATTGCATCTACGGTGATGGGTGATACAGTTCAAGATTGGATATGAAATACCCGTTTTACATAAGAATGGCAATATTGATTTGTATTGGTGGATTTGTACCTATTGGTATACATCACATAGTATATAAGTTATGGGACGTAAGCGTATTAAGAGCTGCAGAAATAACTTTTATATTATGTATTCCAATAGCTTATTGGATGGCGTGTAAAATAAATGAACGGTGGCATGATGATAGAGAATAAATCATGGAAAATATTGTGATGATAACTCTTTTAACTTTGACTCTTTTTGGTAATATTGAAATGACAACATTTGAAATACCAAATACAAGAGAAAATTATTATGATCTTGGTTGGAAAAAATCAAACTCATTAGTATGTAGTAGTTGGTATCATAATAATGTAGCCATTGAAGATAATAGAAAGTACAAACCTTTTACAAATCAAAATATGTATACACATAAATATAAAGGTAAAACTGTTATAGGATATATTTGTGGTGGACATGAACCACAATAATTAAAGATCTACGAGTCCTGTTTCTCTATTTAAATACTTGTATTCTATTTTGTGAATATCAAAATCACTCATTAATTTTTTACAAATATCTGTGTGATCAAACTCACCACAAGAATAAACATCCATTTGTAATAATGCAGGTTTAGGCTCATCCCATATATGCATTGCTATATGTGATGTTTCTATGATTGCTACAGCTGTGATACCTCTGTTACCAGCCATATCGCAATATTTTACA